CTTCCCCAGAGTGCCATTCTTTTTTCCCGTAAGTTTTCCTAAAAGTATTTATAAAAAATGGGGAGTTATTTACTCCCCAGTAAATCTATCTTTTATTTAGTGAATGTTTCAAAAACTTTATCATAATTTGATAAATTGAGTTTTCTTTATAATTACTCTCAAGGAGTAATATCTTTTGCGCCTTTTGCTTTCAGAGCATTTTGTGCCTGAATGATAATAAGTGAAAGAATACCATTTGCCTTGACTTTTGGATTTGCTCCAAGTGCTTCTGAAACTGCAAATAATACAGTTGCTACAAGTGCTTGATTGGCAACTAACCATGCGATTGCGATTGACATAATAACCTATATGTGAAGTGTTCCTGGATTATTTATAAAATTTTGATATTTTTAACACTTCCAACGTCTTCTTGCTGCTAATCCTCTTTCTCCTTTCCAACTTCTACTACGAGAACAAAAGTTTTTTCTTCTTTGTGCCGACTTGCTACCTGGTTTCACCTCACCAGTTACGGGTGCTTGAAGATTAGAACCAGTCTCACGATTGTAACGTGCTCTTCCCTTTGCTGTAAGACCAGCACCTTGACTTACGGGAAGTTTTTCGCCTCTACCAACAGACAATACTGGACCTTCTTCTTTCAAACGTTGACGTTTTGCGTATTCATAGTAACTTTCTCCTGGTCTTAGTTTTTTAGAAGAAGGTCTATCTTCACGAGCACGTTGATTGGGTCCTGGACCACCAAGTCTTCTGTCTTTTTCTGGATCTGGATGCCATTCATCTAATGCTTCATTTACTTTTTTTTCATCTGGATTGATAATGATTGTATTTTTTCCTTTCATTACATTTATAATTTTTTCTTTTTTTCCTTTATCTTTCTCATCTACTTCAATTAGGAGTTCTTCTCTCCAATTAGAATAACTTTCCATACGTTGAGCAATTAATCCTGCTCTAATTGCTGGATTATTTCTTGCTCTTTGTCCAAGTGTTTGCTTTTTAGCACCACGACCACCAGTACCCCCAGATGGAGGAAGTCTTTTTGTAGATGGAACAAGCAATTTTGGTTGTTCTTGTGATTTTTCTTTTTTAGCAGTTGGTGCTTCGGGTGAAGAATTTTCTTTTTTTTCGGTTTTCCCAGGTGGTCTTCCAGCTGCTTTTCTTTCTCTTTTTTCTTGTTGCTTCTCCTTTGCTTTTGTTTCTGCTTTTCTTCTTGCTGCTAATGCTCTTATACCGTGAAACACAGCACCGCCAACTCCAACAGCAGTAGAACCCACATTCCCCATAAGTTTAGAATATGCCGTGCCTTCCTTATCTTTGTCTGAAATCGTTTGTGTTTGAATGCCTTTAAGTGATGCCTTTGCTTGATCCAAAGGTCCTTGGACATTTTTTTCTTTCATTCTTTCGATTTGTGCTTTTTTTTGTGCTTCGTATTTTTTCTTCTTAAATTCAAGTTGTTTTTCCAAATAATCCTGATAAGAAGATTTGCCTTTTGTTGTTTTTTCTTCTTTATTTTTCTTTCTTTCATCTCGCAATGCTGCTTCTCCTGCTCTTCTAATTTCAGCGGCAGTTGCTTCTTTTATAACTTCTTTCCAAGTTCTCATTTTACTTTTGCTACTTTATTGGTATTTATATTTTTCTTTGGTACTGTTTCCTTAATCTCTACATCTGTAAAAGAAACTACTGGTTGACCTGGTGTAATTGATTGTGCGTGTGCTCGGTAAGAACAAGTTCCAACTTCATATACTTCTCTCAAATCTTTTAACCAACTCTTAAACATTACACCTTCTTTCGTTACGCAGATTAAGTGATTTGCGCCACGACGAAGTATTCTTCCAATCAATCCAGTATTTTGATTTTCAACTAATGCTCCAACATCAAAAAGACCATTATTTTTATAATCTTGCCTCAATCCGCTAATATCCAATTCTGGTGCAATTTTCCAAAGTTGTGTATTTTCTGTTACATTAATTGATTTTGATAAAGTATTAAACATTTCTTCTTTTTCACTTACCTTCATAGATGGTGGTAATCCAGCAGAAAATTTTTCATAATCACCCAGTGCAGCAGCAGTTCTCATCATTGACGAAGAACCAACAGTTTCTACATCACTATCAGGGTCCTTTACACCAGACGAAACTACTTCGATATTATTGAACTGATAATTTTGACCTTCACCTTTATGTGCTAAACTTTGAAATTCTCCAAGTCTATCTTGTCCTGTTATAATCACTACATCAGTATAACCATCACTATAAACAGAACTTAAAACATCAAAAATAGTTTTAATATTATCACTATCTACAATATAATCTGCATACTTAGAGAACATAGATTTCATATATGAAATCTTCAATTGTGGATTAAGTGGATTTAAATCTTCATCCTGAATACGACTTGGATAGATACGATATTCATATTTTTTTCTTATTGATTGATTATAACCTGCTGCTAATAATGCTTCGTGATTTTTGGATGGTGGATTAAATCTTCCAAGTAAAATCACAACTCCTTTTGGTTGCTCCTCTTGTGTTTGCTCCTGCCCTACTTGTCCTTGTTGTGTTGTAGGTGTTGCTTGTTGTGTTGATACTTTTTGTTTTACTGGTACTTCTGGTTGTTGTTTTTTCTCACCTTGACCAAAGTACTTTAACTTTCCGCCAATTGTTTTTGCTATTAACTTCCCTTGCTTATCATACCAATCCCCGTGTCCATCGCCCACAAGGCCCCTATTCTTTGCTTCGGTAGATGCAAGGGTTTCTGTGGCTTCTTTGATGAACTGGACAAATGTCTTCATTTATACTAGGTTTTCTAGTTATTTATCTTATCTTTTTTGGTCTTCTGATTTTGTGGGTTTTCTTTTATTTTTTGCTGCCTTTTCTCTTTCTTCAATTTCTCTGTTTATTGTATTTTCTAATTCTTCATCTTCTTTTTTTTGTTGTCTTCGAGCAACAATTTGTTTCATTATTTCTTGTTTACGTTTTTCACCACTTGCTCTTAGTGCTGCAAGATTTTCTGCTGCATTCTCTAAAAATATTTTAAATGTTTTCATATAAAAAATACCCTGCTATTTTTATATTTATGTAACTCTCAACTTGATAGAACTAGTCATATCCGATTATTTTTAGTTATTTATTCACTAGAAACTGCTATGAAGTAATTTTATATGATTACCATTATCTAATGTAAAATTACTTCTCGCAACACCTCCACTCTTTAATGTTAATGTTGGTCTAAATGTTCTATTACTAATACTTGGTTTTCCCCTAACAACCAAATCAGCAGACGATGGAGCAAATCGTGGAATTTTAATTCCAAGTTTTGAGTTTAAACCCATTTTATCACTACCAAGAATATAAAGTCCTTTATTTTTTATCTGTATATAATAGATGCCCTTACTATTATAATAAAATATAATTTTAGAAACAACATCTAGTCCAGATGCTATTGTTGTTTGTGGAAATGGATTTGAACTTCCAGTTTTTTGAGTTAAAAGTTTTTCATAATATAAAATCTTAGCAAGATTTTCATTATTCACAATTTGTTGTAGTTCAGTCGCAGTCAACTTATTTCCTGGCAATCCCCAAGCTTTTTGTATTTTTTTATCTACATTATATTTCGAATACATATAATTATATAAATCAACTATTGATTGTGGTTCTGTTTTATCAAATTTTGCTACCCAAGAAGTTCCATCAAACGTGATTGCTTTTTGTCCAAAGTCAGACTGTGTAGTTGTTTTTGCTTCAACTAAAAGTGTTTGTCCTGGATTATTAGCAGAAGGTATAGTTAGGTCTGCACCACTTTTAAATCCAGCATTTTTTGGAATATTTTTAAAAACTGATTTTAATTTAGTGTTAAGAGTATTCTCATATTGTTTTCCCGCAAGTGCTGAATTAGTCATAAAAAAATACCCTGCTATTCTTATATTTAGAGCAACAGGGTATTATAATTATCTATCGTTTACGTCTCGGTTTTCGCTATAATAAACATCAAAGTTTCCTCCTGGATAACGTTTCATAAGTTTATCTACATTACCGGAAATCACTTCATCCAATGAAACACCAAGTGCAATACAAGCCTGTGTAATATACCACATTACATCACCAAGTTCTATTATAAGATGCTCCTTATTGTCTTGGTTCCAGGGTTTTCCCTGAAATAGCATTTTCTTAATTATTTCAAGAAACTCACCTGCTTCTGCATTCATTCCAACACCAGCAGTTAAAAGTCTTTCGATATTTGCTCCCTTTTGGTCCAGTTCGACCATTCTTTCAGTTAAAGCTAGAAAGTCTTTGGATGCATCACTAGTGACTGCATCTACGAATTCTTGATACTTTTTAAAGTCAATTTTTTTAGTCATTAAAAATTAAATCCTACAAATTTGTTTTGTTTTTTGTCTTCTTCATAAGTATACTCTTCTTCTTTACCAGAGTCAAGTATACCATCTTGAGCATTTTGTTCTACATCATAAAGTCTCATCTTTGCTCTATCTATTCCAACAACAAATCTTTTATTGACTGTTGGGTCATTATATCTGTTCTTAAGTTGCTTTATCATAATCTGCCCTAAACCCTCAAGTTCTTCTGTGGATATTAAGGCAAACATAAGATCAGCAGTCGCAGGAAGACCAAAAGACTCACTAGTATCAGTCAAATCTGGATCAGAATTTGTAGAACCACTACGTGTTGTTTGTGTTGCACTAACAATTGGAACATTTGTTTCTACTGCAAGTCCTCTCAGTTCTTCTGCAATTGATTTGATATAAGAATAAGAATTAACTGAAAGATTGCCTTTATATCTTGAAGAAGCACAAATATTAAGATAATCTACAAAAACAATATCAGGACGAAATGATTTTTTCAATTGTAGTTCATTTAATAATGCTCTAAAATGTCCAGAATGTGCAGATGCAGTTGGATATTCTTTAATGATTAAAGTTCCTTGTGTTTTCTTTGCAATAGCATTTACTTTACTTTCAAACATTATTTTTGGAAGTGTTTCAATATCTTTAATATTAATATTTAAAAGATTTGCATCAATACGTTCTGCAATCTTTTCTTCCGACATTTCAAGAGTTATATAAAGAACATTCTTTCCTTGTAAAAGAACAGAAGCAGCAACGTGGCACATAAACAAAGATTTGCCTACACCAGTTCCGGCAAGAGCAATATTAAGTGTCTTATTAGGCATACCGCCTTTTGTAATTTTATTAAAATAATCCAAATCAAATGGTATCTTTTCTTGTTTTTTATGATAAAAATCATAACGTTTCTCAAAATCATTTAGATAATCGTGCCCAACATTATTATCAAAACCAACTGCTAATGCTTCTTGAAGAATACTTGGAATAGCATCTCTGTTTTTCTTTTCATCTTGACCATCAGCAATTTTGATACTTTCCATCAAAGCAAGATAAATTGCTCTATCACGACACCATTTTTCGGTAGTATCTGTTACCCATTCTAAATCTGCGTGTCCATCATCAAGTTTTGAAACATAATCACAAATAGTTTTGTAAGTATCCTCAGTAATATCTGTTCTTTTTTCAGTTTCAATTAAAAGAACTTCTTTGGTAGCAAGTTCTTCATACGCAACAATAAACTTACAAATCTCTTCAAAAACTACTTTCTCGTGAAGGTTTTCAAAATACTCCGTTTTAATAAAAGGCAATACTTTTCTGCAATATTCATTATTAAAAAGAAGATTACGAAGAATAGTAGTTTCAATTTTTTCCATTACTTATAGTGCAAATATGTATGTAAAATATACTTAGGGTCACTTATAGGCATAAGACCCGAATGAGGAAACATCCAAAGTGGAGGAAAAACTAAAAGATTTCCTTTCTTTGGTGTAATCGTCATATTTGAAAATTTTGTTTCACCTCCCTGCTCTACATCATTCAAGTACCACAAAAAAGATAAAAATCTTCTTGCGGATTTATAATCTACTACATCAACGTGTCTATCAAACTCATCATTCCCATCGTTATTATAACGCTTAATTCGAAATTGTTCAAATGCGTGTTGTTCTGGAAAAACTTTTTCACTCACCATTTCATAATATTCGTTTCGATATTGAAATGTTTTTCCGATAAGGTGATTATGAATTTGCCCAATCTCTTCTGTTAATTTACAATTTTCTGTTAAATTGATTTGTGTAAAGTTTGGTTTTCTTTCATTTTCTATACGTTCTTGTTTATCTGAATGTTTTTCAAATATATCAATTAAAAAATCACAAACATCATCTTCAAGAGCATTTTCATATACTTGAACTAATTCGTTAAGATTTTCCATAACTAAATTCTTTTTGTGCCGTTTCATCAAGTGCCTGCATTACTTCGGCAGTAAAATACTTTTCTGGATCTTTAAGAATTTCTTTGGCATAAAGTTTTTTACCATTAATCTCATAACGCCCTGCTACATTTTTCCAAAGTCCACCAAGTTCACCAAGCTCAAGAAGACCATAATACTTATCAAGCCCACGCTCATCATAAAATAAACGAATTTCGACATCTTTATTTTCTTTGCTTAATCTTGATTTTTGTGTCTTTGCTTTAATAATATTACCAATAACTTCTGTTCCGTCCTTTTCCTTTTTCTTTGAGAGATATATGATAGTTGAAGCAGCATATTTTAATCCAGAACCTCCACCCATATCCTTTGTAGGAACATAAGAACCAATTACATCATATGTGTGATTTGTAACTAACATTGGTATTTTTGCCTGTCCTAACTTAAGAGTTAACATTCTAAAAGCACCTTTAATTAATTGTGCCTTTGTCATATCACGAGTATCTTTTTCGGCAAGAGCATCATTAATTTCTTTATTTGTGGAAAGCATACCCAAAGAGTCTAACACAAATATACAAGGTTTACGTTCTTCTTCTGGTTTTTTTAAATAGATATCAACTGCTTTTAATGTTTTAGTTCTAAATTCTTCAATTGTAACTACATTAATTACAACAGTTCTTTTAGTATCTACACCACGACCTTCTAAAAGTGATTTATTGATTGCAGCTTCAGTATCAAAATACAAACAATATCCATCAGGATGACTATTAAGAAAATTCTTAACGACTGCCAAACTGAAGAAAGTTTTTCCTGTGCTGCTTTCACCTGCGATTGCAGTAATTTTATCACCAGAAACCCCACCATATATACTGCCACTGACAAGAGCATTAAAAACGTATGAACCAGTGTCCACGTATGTTTCAGATTCATCAATCTCTGACGCAATAGAAGCATATTGCCCTCCTACTTCTTTTACAATATCTTTAAGAAAATCCATAGTCATACAAAAAATAATTCCAAGTTAACTGTTTTTTTCACGTTCCATCCAATAGCATCTAAAATGACTTTCATTGGGTCAAGAAAAGCTTTATTGAATTGTAAATCATAGTCTATATATTTGTCTAGTGCTAATTCCTTTGGAAATTCTTGAATAAAAGAAATTACATTTTCACGAATTGGATTTGGAAGTTTAAGATAACAAAACTTAATCTTTTCACCATTTTGAATAAATGCATACTTTTTATCCAAACCCTTTTCTTTAATCATATGATTGTATATCAAAGCTCCCCTTGCGTGAATTGGTGTTCCTTTACCGTAAAGAGTAGATACTGATTTATGTTTATTTACATCTGAGACCATACGAGGAAATGATATTTCTTCTGGTGAAAGTCCAATAAAAGTATTACGACAGTTATCAATATAAGTTATCATCTCATCTTCTGTTTTGCTCATCACAATCTTCAATCCATCCTTAATCATTTGACGACAAGGTGCTGGTGTAGAAGATTTGACTGCCTCAATGCCCATAATTTTAAGTTTAGGTTCTTCATATCGAACACCTTCACTATCCCAGACATTGAGAATGTATCTTTTTTTAGCAGTCCAAATTCCACGATCAGCAATATTCTCACGTTTCATTTGCATCTTTTGAGCATAAGCATTTACATAGTTCGCCAGTTCTTGATAAGAACTTTCAATATATTTTTCAAGTTCCATTTTACAGATCTTATCAAGGAACGAAACAATGCTTTCATTAGTTTTCTTTCTTCCCTTGAATACATTTTCAACCAAAGGACCCAAGTTAAGGTAAATACTATCAGTATCAGAAGCAATAACATAATCTTTATTTTCAGTCTTTAATATTTTATTAAGATAAGCATTCATCTTATTTTCAATCCAACGAATTGCAACCTGTCCGGAAAGAGTAATTGCTTCGGCATTTGCTAACTTATAATAACGAAAATATTCATTTCCGCAAGCACCATAAGCAGAATTGAGAGCAATCTTTTTTGCCATTTGTATATTATTACATCTAGCAATTTCTTTTTCTAATTCCTTTGTTGGTGTTTTCTCGTACTGTTGTTTGGCAGAAATCATTTTCTTTTTAAATATCACTCTATCGTTATACATTTTTTCCATCAATTCAGGAAAAAATCCACGAACATCCTTACGATACATTGCACCATTAGGACATACACAATAATCTTTATATTCAGAAAGATCAATTTCACATTTTAAAATCTTATCTACACTTACTGATGGATGTTTTCTATCCAGAAGTGTTTCGGGACTTACATTATACATCATCATCAAATGTGGGTATAGAGAATTTAAGTCAAAACTTATTACCCAATCATACATTCCTGGTTTTGGTTCTTTTACATAAGCACCAGCAAATTTATCACTTTTTATAGAACGATCTTTTTGTGGTATTACAATGTTTCTTTTTTTTAAATAATTGTAAATAATTGCATCCCAAGTTCGCACTTGATAAAAAACATCTTGATAATTGACTTTTGCATCATAAGCCATCGTAAAACAAAGTTCAATCAACTTCATCTTATCTTCAAGTCTATCTACAAGTTCTACGTCTTTGATATTATAATCAATAAACTTTTGCCAGTCTTTTGTATAAAAATCCTTAAAGGTTTCAAATTCAGAGTGATCTAATTTTTTCTGACCTAATTCAACAAAAGCAATATGGTCTAATTTATAAGACTCTTGATTTGTATAAGTAAACTTTTTATATAAATCTAAATAATCAATTACAGAAACACCGGCAATACTATAAGAAATTTGTTCTCTTCCCTTAATTACCATTTCTTTTCTGTGAATATTTTTCCAAGGAGAAAGACGACGAGCATCTTTTTCTCCAAGTATTCTATCAATTCTTCCTGCAATATAAGGAATATCATAAAGTTCACAATTCCAACCAGTCACCACATCGGGAGTTTGGTCTTCCCAAAATGCTAAAAATCTTTGTATTAAATTAATTTCATCACTACACTCAACATATTGAACGTCTTTGCGAACATTATGATAAGGACGAGAACCAAAACAAATAAGTTGTTTGGTTGCATAGTTCTGTATAGTAATTGCAAGAAGTTCTTCGGCACAATCAAAAACATTTGGAAATCCACCTTCCGAAGCAACCTCAATATCAATTGTTACTAAACGTATTTTCTTAATATCAAACTTAATTTCATCTTCTGGGTATTTTTCTGAAATGTATTGTGCCTTATAGTTATCATTTCCATAAATTGGAAATCCTTCTACCATCGCATATTTTGCAAAAAAATCTTTACATTCAGATATTTTTCCAGGTTGAATTGGTTCTACATCTAAACCATCTAATGTTTTATACTTACTTTTGTTTTTAGAAAGGACATATAAAGTAGGAGAAAATTCTTCCTCATAAGAAAAATATTCACCATTATCATATCCTCTTACATAGATTTTATTGAATTTTTCATAAACATTTGTATAAAATTTCATTTAATCAGATCATTATACTTATCAAGTATATTTGATTTTGGTTCTAAAAGTGTTAAAATTTTATCCGAACTTAACATAACTTCAGTCTCCTCTGTGTATTCACTCATCCAGGGAACCATTTCTCCATTTTCAAGAATTAAATAAGGATTAATCAATCTACAATCAGGTTGTCCTATATCTGCTAAAACTTCTTGAATTTCACTGATTAAAATCAACCTGTTCACTAAGATTAACACTTGGGTCGTTATTTCCCCCTCTTCCTCCACTTGCTGATCCATCGGTAGCATCATTTCGTCTTCCATTCATTTTCTCCTCATAAGATTTTTTTACCATTTCTATTGGTTCCACAATTGAAACCACCCAGTC